GCCCGCCACTTTAACTGCGTGACGCGGTAAATTTAAAAATCGACAAATATCGTCCAGGAGCGCCATTTTCAATGGCTGGAGATAGCAATCAACATGTGTTGTTTGCAATGTTTGGCGAAATTTAATGACTTCTCATGCCCCAACCATGCCCCAAGAACCCTGCCACGCGAAATCTTCCACCAATTTACTGCAACTAAACAACGGTATTGTCCCCGCGGACATCGCAGATAGTAAATGTCACGACCCCGATGACGCTAACATCGTCCAAGGCTTCACCCTCGATCGCTTCACCATCTTCGGTAATCAGCGACCTTCCTCTCAGCGTGGCAAGCTCCGTCCCGCCGCCTCGCTTGACACCTCTGCTTTCTGATAATAATTGATGATCAACATCAAAAAGTCTCTTTACAATAAGGCAGCAAAGTGTCCACATTATCTTCGGCCATGCGATAACAAACAGCAACAGGCATGCAATATTATTGAATACTCCATTTGTTTCACCCGCCCTGATAATCTGGGCGACAGTCCATAAAAAGAAACCTACCCCAGCATACCAGATTAAAATTACATCGAAACCAATATAATCCATAATATCCACCTAGCCTGATGACAATCAGGTGAATTGAAGTGATGGCTATACCAGCTTGAATCGACAGGAATAGCCATCTGAAAAACAAGTATTCAGACGAGAGCGAAATCCCTTTCAAAAACTTCTTTATCGAGAAATGCCTCAAAGCCATCATTATTTTTCATATAATACCCACCCGCCTTTGGTTTTTCCCGCACAACATAATCGGCGCTTACGATAAGCTCATTACCTGAAGCATCTTTCAGAACAGCCGAGTAATCTTCAGCTATAGCGACAGATGCTATCTTTAAAGCCTGTACGGTCCTTGTTGAGCGGTATAAAGATAAGGACATAATCACCTCACGCAAAAAAATTGACGTTAACAGTCACCGCGGATGCGGTTCTGTTTTCAAGATTGATATATTGATTATTCTGATACACACACAGCTTGCCGGTGACAGATGCATCAGGTTGCACTCTTGATAAATTAACGCTGGAGCCAGTTTTAATTTCACTGGGAGCCTGTCCTGGAACATTAAAGAACATCGCAAAAAGTTGGTTATTGTTTTCCGCCCCGCTAATCAGATAAGTTCCGCGCCGCTCCAGTGCCCCGACACCTACGTTAACCGTCGCCACTGCCCCGGCCTGAATGATGTACTGCTGACCGCGCAACGCCTTAAATGATGCATGTCCGGCACTGGTGATATCCCACGCCTTTTGCTGGGGAGTGGATAAATCCTGCGTGTTGGAATACATCGCAATAATCCGTGCGATAGTGTTCGTTTCCCCCGGTGGGATGAAGGTTTCTGCAACCAGATCGAATACTTTTTGCAGGTCATTTAAAGGAGCCACTCTCAGTCTGTCGCCTACAGAGCTCATCGAGGTAAATGAGTTGACTGTCGCTCCCTTAAATGAAATTTCACGTAACCCATTATTGCTTCTTGAAACGTCAACTGAAGACAGTAAATCAGTGCGTGAAGTCTCCTTCCCGGTATCAATGTAGCTGTCACACCGCCAACCTTTATGCGTACCAACAAACTTAAACAGGGGAGCAACGGTGTCACTGCGTGGCCCGATATGCTGAATCTGACCACCATCAATGTGGATGTTGACACCATCCGACGAGTACACCGCTGGCGCAGCGAGAGAAGGGTCGAGGTATAACCCTTTATCCACGGAGCCATTGTTTCGGTTGAATGCCGGATTGATGACTTTGATATTTTTTCCATAGGATGAATAAAAAATATGGCAACGCAGATTAACAGGCTCAATATGCGGCTGAATGAGGGTGATGTTATGGTTTACCCGCGAACCAGTCTTATATGACATATCAGCAAAGGCGCGACACAGGTTTTCACCTTTATACTGACAGCTTTCAATATGTGTTCTGATAAACAACAGGTTATTACTGTTGTCTACATCATGCATGCCTATGCGAATGCCTGATGTCTGGAAATTATGGACAATGACATCCTGGAAAATTGAGTCCCAGCAGTGCTCTATGTTCAGACCCCACGGACTGCCGTTGAAGCGTACATCCCCCATATAACCGAGCCTGGCCGCAGAGATGTCAGTACTGCGTCCAAGCTGCATGAGGGGTATCTTGCTATCCCGGTATGCGGCATCATCCCCCTGTAGCACGCGCTGCACACTAAATTTATCAAAATAAAAGCGGCATGTACTGAAATGCATTTCCTTGCCAACCAGACTGTCTGTCCAGAAAATAGTTTTATCGTGTCCGTCACCAACCAGCGAATACATGGACATGTTTGTTGTTGAACCGGAGGAATCCAAATTTACAAACTCAGGCATTTTCTGAAAGTAATATCTCCCGCCTGGTGCATAAACCTGCCGCTTATATTTTGCACCATCAACCAGCGCCTGAATCATGGCGGGTGTCCAGTCAACGACTTCAGCCCCATCAACAATAGTATCGAGCGCCAGATGTCGATATTCCCATAAATTAATCTTTTGTGCAGATAGAAATACGGAAACAGTAGCTGCAAGCTCGCAAGAATAATTTCGCGCCCATCCAATCATTCCAGATCCTTCGCTAGTCGAAAGCATGGCTATGATTGCAGATGGGTCAATTTCTGATAAATCAGGCCAATAAAACTGCTGTGCTCCATACGCATCATAAACCGCCATACTGAAGTTCTGTTTGGTGATGAACTTCATAATCTGGCCGTTATAGACCGGGAAGCCGCCGGCGTTAATGATGATTGGCTGTGAAACCTGAACCTCGGAGCCATCCTCATTAACGATATATACCGGGATTTGGTTGGCAGGATTTACCGGGTCAGTGTCAGGGTTTCCGATATAGATTTTCCCATTCGCCACTGATTTAAATGCTCGTGGCGCCGAAAAAGGAGTGGACGGCATAGAGACCAAGTAATTGGTATTAGTCATTTGATGTGCTCCGGGCGCAATTAGTCCCCACAGCAGAGCTGCGGTAAGCTATAGTTACATACCGAAATGGTATGATTGTTGATTTATCCAGTAGGTTTTACGATGCCATTCCACCCACTGGTGAGGGCATCAAGGATGTACAGCAAATACGATGAGGCGCAGTTCCACTTGAGGCTTACGCACGAACTACACGCGAAAATTAAACAGCGTGCGAAGATGAATAACAGGTCGCTGAACTCAGAGATAATTGCAGCGATTGAAGAATCATTGGCTAAACAAAGCTCTGCATCTGTTTACATTGACGACGCAGAGCGTATGGCAGAACAACAATCTGAGATGGTTAAGAAAATTGTCTTTGATACGCTTAAGACCATGTATAGCAATAATAAGAAGGAAACATAGAAATCTAGTTTCCGGCTAAAATGGCATTGCCTTCATGATATCCTGTGAAAAACTAAGGAGAGTTAACCATATGAAAAAATCACTGTTAATTATCCCGCTTCTGCTGGTTGGATGCGCAAAAGTAAGTGACTATCAAGCAAGTTGCGAACAACGCTATCAAAAGCTTAGCGATATGGCTAATTGCCTTGATGCCAGTGTGAAGAACGACTCACGCATGGCATCAGCACCAACACCTAAGTTGTATGTCCTTGCTGCAAAGATGCTCGGGCAAGGTGTCGATGAAGGCAAGATAAGTGACGCACAGGCAAGACTTGAGCTTCAGAATCTTTATGTTCAATTACAAAGCCAAGAACAAGCCCAACAAATAGCACAAAGCCAAGCATTCCAGCAGGCTTTATTGAATTATCAGGCTGTAAACACAATGCAAGCGATCGAGCAAAAAGCGAGACAGCCTGTTATAACTCAACCCTATCCAACACGAGTTGACACTTACACAAACTGCAATTCAGGGTTTGGAAATACAGTCACATGCAACAGTAGCAGTAACATCAGATAACAATCAGCAAAGGTATCGCCTATGCAGAGGGATACGATAAACCTCGCGTTCTACATATTTGGTTTTTGCACGTTCCTGGTGTTTGAAAAGCTATTCTGACAACGCTTCAGACTTAGCCCCCTGCGTCATAGCGTTAATTGCCTTTTGCGCCTGCTGCATGGCTTTCTCAAACGCTGTTGATCCGTGTGGTGTGTTTGCCATTCGTAGCATTGCATTTCTGAATGGCTCACTCTCATAGGCGCGAGCAAGAAGGCCGTAGCTTACTGCTGCGCCAGTTGTCGCCGGGTTCATTGCCGTCCCATATCCGATAATGAACGGGATGGTTTGCTGCCCTGTTGGTGTTGTTACTGCCGCTTTTGTAGCCTGCTGCGTGGATTGCAGATAGTTTTTTAATCCTTTCAGATAAGCAGCGTCCTGCCCCTTAAATGTGATGCCAGTCTGGTTTTGCAGGATATTAAGCTGCCGAAGGAACTGGTCAGGGGATCCACCTGATTTCTCCATCGCCTTTCCAATGATGCCATTGCGCATTTGCGCCCTGCCAACACGGCCAACTGAGTTGTACAGCGTCTTAATTTCCGATTTGTTCTTGCTGAATAGCATGCTGTTGACAACTTCCGGAGTAAGATCGCCTTTCATGAGAACATTCTTCAGCCGGGTATTCTTTAGTTTCGCCGCTTCGTCAGCGTAGACGGCATTGGCCTGCTGATATTTACGGAGAGTATCGTTGCCAAGATTCTGACCAATGGCACCATTGATATCGTCGGTCATCGCCTTGTAAACGCGCTGAATGGCAGCATCGGAACGGTTTGGTAACACTGGTCGCTCACCCTTCACGTCCATTCTGAACTGGCTGCGCAGATCGCTTAATTGCTTCAAATCCAGATTTACCGGACCATCAGGACCAGCATTGCGAACAAGCTCATCACGATAGGATTGAAGTTTTGAAATTGTCTCGTTATCAGCCACCTTACCAAGCTTCTGCAGGTTAGATATCTCAGTATCAATCTGCTGAATTGCTCGTGCAGGTTGAATGTTGACTCCTGCCATTGCATTCTGAACCTGCTCAAGACGGTTCCCTGCAGCACGACGAATTCCTGATGTTTTCGCTTTAAGGCTGTCAATAACAACAGCTGGATCATACTCACCGAATTTATCAGCAAATCTCTGCACCAACTGGCTTCTCGCTTCCTGTTGCGTTGCTCTCATTCCGCTTGTGCCAGCCAGGGGGATATTTTCTGCTGTAGTCTGCGCCATTTTCCCGACGCGGGAAGTAGGCTGTAACAGGTCTGTGGTGTGCAGAGGAACTCCTTCACGCTCTGCAAATCTGATAGCCTGCTGCGCTTCTGGCGCAATAGCACCACGAACGCCACGATAAGCAGCACCTAATCCACGTCCGGCAGCGTTAATAGCACCGCCAGCCAGCACACCAACGCCTAAATCGGTGGCGAGTGCTTCCGCATCATCTTTCGCACTATTTGCAGCAAGTGATCCAACTGCGTTTTCTGCGAGAAGTCGTGTTGCCCCCTGAGCAATTCGACCAGCAAGTGTTGGTGCCTGTGTTGCTGCTCTCTCAACGCCAGCAGGAGTGAGGTAAGGCAATGCTTCAGCAAATACCCTTCCCTCTGTCGTTTGTGGAGTCAGCGCGCCTTGCTGAAGGCCAAAGTCCTGCTCTAATCCCTGCGTTGTTACTCGTGGCGCTGGTTGATATGTCCCATCGCCAATGCCGAGTTTACCGCCAGCCCAAGCCGCCGCGCTCGTTACAGCATCGGCAACTGATGCAGGTATGTTTGCCACGTTCACGCCAGCCTGCACCAGTCCGCGACCAGTCTCTTTCACTGCTTCACCAAGATCAGACATAAATCCACTTTGCTGTGGTTGTTGCTGTGCTACTGGTTGCTGTGTATCAACTGGCTGCGCAGATGGCAATGGATAGGCAGCATAGAAAGCTTGCTTAGCCTGCTCTGCATTTTCTCCAGCTTGCGGGGCCACGACTTCATTGAAGTATTGCTCCTGAGCCTGCGCTTTTTGTTCTGGTGCTAACGCCTGATACTGTGGAGAGGCGATAACATCTTTCCATGCTTTAGCCATTAATCACCCCATAGTGAAGAAAAGTTACTGCTGGCTGCTGGCTGTGATACCTGTGCAGGTTGAGATTGCTGCCGCTGAGATTTACCAACATTAACGTTATATTGTTGGTTGTAATTGTTGGTGTATTCCTGAATCTCACGAATCGACTGCTGCATAGCCTCCGGGCTTGAATAGTCAACCTGCGGCATCCCCTGAAAATACATCTTCGCTTCTGCAACGGTGTTAATACCACTGGCACCCATGTCCCTTGCTGCCGCCACGCCCTGATTCTGCATTCTTCCCTGAATACGTTGTGCTGAGTTATATAACTGGCGCTGCTCTTTTCCTGTTAATCGGCTGCGAACATCAGCACCAATTGCCGGGTTACCTGCGCCGCCGGTCATTCCTGTCATGAAATCGAGAGCAGAAGCATCTGCATTTGCGATCGCGTCGATATCCTTCTTCATGGCATAGTTTTGTGCTGATGCAGACGATGTTGCAGGCGCTGCGATTGAACTGGCAGGAACGCGAACCATATTCCCCTCGTTGTCGATGCCTTCGTAGAACGCATTAGCCCCAGCGCCGTGAAGTTTCCCGCCTACCGTTACAGTTCTGCCATCTGATAACTGAACTGTACGCTCATCATTCCCAGCGGTTCCTCTTGTTGACGCTCGCTGCATTGCCAAATCCTGCCCGCGTCTCGCAGTAGAAGCAGATAAGTCCTGACCGCGCATCGTGATGTTCTGGCCTCGTGCTGTTAGCGCCTCGCCAGCCTGATTGCTGCGGATTGTCTCTGCCAGCCTGCCTCGGTCAATCTCACGACCTGCCATCTTGTCCTGAACATTGAAGTAGTCAATCGGACCGAGAGCAGCCATCCCAAGGTGATCAACAAACTCACCAAACCCTGAAGGATTCTGCTGATACATCTGAGCAACGTTGTTAGGGTCAACACCGACGCGCGCCAGCTCATTGGCGTTGTTTTGCAGCCATGATTGCATTGCTTCTGGAGAAGATGACGCAAGACGTGCGCCAGCCGCTAATGTACCGATAGAATTACGCTGGTCTTCATCAATGAATCCCATGCCTTTACGAACGGATTCAATCTGGTCTGGATATTGAGTAGCCAACTGACGCAAAGCACCGCGATCACCAGAAGCATAAGCATTAGCGTATGCCTGCTGAAATTCTTTCTGCCGCTGAGCCTGCTTTTCCTGCTGAAACACCCCCGCAATACCTGAAAGGCCTTGCAAAGCAGTCAGCCCAACATTGTTAGCGCCTGAACGCTCAATATCATTGTTCTGCCTGATAAGCTGAAGCGTATTGCCGATGTCATTTACGCTCGGAGCGTTTGAGTTGACGCCGCCGATACCAGCCAACAATCCGCCATTTGATCCTTGCCAAGTAGCCATGATTACCCCTTAAAACAACGAGCCAAGCAATCCGATACCAGCACCAATGCCAGCGCCCCAAGGTGTTGATGTTCCCAAAAGGCTGGCAAGACCTGCACCGGCAATCGCACCAGACGTTCCGCCACTAATTGCTGTCTGAAGACTTGATGGTTTGTTGGCATTAGCAGCGGCAAGAGCTGCGCTTTGCTGTGCAATGCTGCTCATGTTGTTGGCGTACGTCTGCCCGGCGTTTGCCTGACCTTGCAGAGCACCAAGCCCAACGTTTGCCAGATTGTTGTAATTGCTCATCTGGTTTGATAACCAAGACTGACCGAGAGTCGGCGCGATCGTAGCCAGTTGATTGCTTGTGGCTGTCGAGCCAAGTCCTCCCGTAGCCTCCGCAGCAGCAAGACTCTGGTAACGAGCCTGACCTGCAAGGTCTTTATACTGCTGAGAGTTGTAATACTGATTAAGTGCCTGCCCCTGACCTTCTAAACTGGAAAGGTTCTGAAGCTGGTTAACATACTGCTCCGCAAGAGGCGTGAACGGAGCAAGGTTTTTCATGATCGTCTGCCACTGCTGATTTTGCAGGTCTGCGGCATACTTCTGAGCTTCTGCTGCATACTTTGCGCTTTTATCAGAACTGCCACCTTTCCCGCCTTTTTCAGGGCAATAAGGTTCCTCGCCGCGCAGTTTTCTGCCCAGCTTAAATGCATATAACATGGCTATCTCCCGTGATTCAGGAAGTCGATTAGTTCTTCGCGTGTGGCGCTGTAAAACGTCACGTCATCCACGCCTTTAAAGTATTTCTTGATAGTTCCGACACGCTTAAGGCCAATCATTGCGCAGTAAATCTGCCCGTGGCGGAATTTGCGTGCGGCGAACGATGTGACGCACTGAACGGTGGTGTTAGTCAGAATGTATCGCCAGAACGCCAGCCCGATTTCCTTGCTGAAGCCGCGAATCTCTGGCAGGTACATGGCGTGGCAATCGAATGTCAGCGGCTGAATCTCCTGATAGTAAACAATGCCGCCGAACTGCCCGTGCACGTTCACCTCAAAGTAACGGCAATCAGGTTTGTAGTCGTATCCATCACCGTTGTTGCTTCCGGCAATAATGTCAGGGTGATTTCCGACTGCTTCGATCAGGTCGATGTTTCGCGTTGGTTTGAACTGAATCATTACTGCTCCGCGATTATCTTGATGGTTGTGGCAGTAAACGCCGCACCATTTGACTGGATGGTTAACGTACTGCCATTTGTGGCAAGAAATCCGTCTTTATCCACGCTGAAGAACGTAGCTAACAAGATGTTATCGGTTGTTGTCGCCGAGTTGCGACTGCTTACCAACGTGTCAGGAACAGAACCGGAAAATGTTAGCTGCATTGACCTGTTGGCGGTTCCGCTGGGCCACGTCCCGACGATCGACAGCTTGAAGAACAAGGTTTTGTTCTCGTTGAACACAACCATCTTGTTGTTAACGGTGTCGAAGAATGGTGCCAACGTGCCGGATGACGGCGTGAGCGTTTTCAGCAGGCTAACAAGGTTGGTAGGCGCTGTCGGAATTGTTACCGATACCCCTGAGTAAACAACCTCTGATTTCTTGCGCGTGGTGGCATACTCAAGCGCAGATATTCTTGTTGAGTGATCACCAACTGTGCTTTGTAGCGTCGAAATACTTCCCTCTGCCGCTGTGAGCCTGGTATCAAGTGCGTCGATATCGGTTGTATTCTGAGTTATGCGCGCATCATGGTTTGCTAACTCAGATTCATTGGCAGCAATTCGCGTCTCGTGATCAGCCAGTTCTGTTTCAGCAGCCGTAATCCTTGTTTCATGATCTGCAAGAGTGCTTTCCGCTGCTGCAATTCTATGTTCATGATTGATGAGAGTTGCTTCAGCAGCTTCAATTCTGGATTCATGGTCTGCAAGGGTGACATCCTGCTCATCGTTCCTGACCTGTGCATCATAAGCGCCCTGTCCGGCCTCGTTGGCTTTGTTAGCCACGTTACCAACATCAGTGCCCTGTGCGATAACGTACAGCAGATATGACTGCGAGAAGATATTGCGTGGAAGGACTGATGTATCGAGCCGCGTAGCCTGGATGATTACCGGCTCATTGAGATTAGAATCAGCCATTACTCAATCCTTATCTGGCAGCCAGACAGAGTTACAGGTGACTTCGTGATAACGCGCAATTTGAAGCCGACATTTTTCCTGATGCGCCCGACTCGCTTCCACAAAACGCGCTTGTCGTAAACGAACGGTTCATTCTGCTCAATCATCTGCTCACGTCCGTAATTGATTCCGTCAGTGGTTGCAGAGAGGAACAGGCGGTCGGCGTACTGCGCAACGCCAGTTGACGATTCAACCTCAAGGTCGAACACTCTGGCGTTATCCGCTTTGAACAACGGAGTAAACAGCAGGTGTTCCTGTTGCTTGTCGTACTGGCTGCTGATATCGAACTGCAATTTCCCTGTCATCGATTCAAGCTTATCGCCGCACGTTATTTGGTTGCCTTCGTAAATGAAGTCGATAGCGCGGTACACATCGTCATACAGGCCTGTTTTCAGTACACACCATTGCGGACCATTGGCGCTTGAAGATGCGTCGTACACGAGAACATGGCGCGGAAGGTGGATAATCAGCAACTCATGCGCATCAAATCGCAGAGACTCCATCACGCCATCAGCCAGTTCATCAGCAGTGTAGGAGCGTAGTATTTTCTCAATGCTCGCGCTGGCGATTGGTGATACCTGACCGGAACCGATGATGTACACAGACGGCGCACCTGTTGCCGGATTGCTGATGAACGCATAAGAATCAGCGAATGGCGTTTTGCAGTAAGTCCCGGCAATGCCTTTCTGCACCATCAGTGATGGCTGTGCGACATACAAAGCGGCACCAACGGTGGTTGCCCCAGTCAGGGAAAAATATTCAATCGTCGATGAACCAAAGCAGACGATGAAGTCTCGCCATGTTCCGATGCCGAGGATACCGTCCGGCTGCGATTCTGCGCGATATTGTGCGCTGTAACGGTCAGGATGCGATTCGTCTTCAAGGTCAGTGATAAACCATGAATCCGTGCCGTCTTTTGACCACGCATAACGCCCACGTAAGCGTGTAATGTCGCGGACTGAACCTAACTCATACTGAGTGAATCCGCTATCAGTAGGCCAGTTTGAGACGGTTTTAACCGTGCCATCATAGCGATACTCGACCAGTTGACCATTAACGCCTACAGCCTGAGATGTCCGACCATGCGCCATTGATACACGACCACTTCCGGCAACATCACCGACTTCGCTTTCGCCCTTATACAGCTTGCCCCCACACACGCGATATACAGCACTCTGCGCCATGTTGTACTCGACGCCGCGCGATATACCGTTCACATCAGAACGTTTGGCAATGCCAGGGAATGAGCGAAGATATCCGCTGCTGTTAAGGATTTCTTTTGGTGTAGCCAGCATATTCACTGGCAGATAGTCGATATAGTCGGCGTTTCGAAAGTCTTTGCCGACACCTTTCATAAGCGGAAGTTGCTGAATCGGCATTTATTCACCTCACGTACTCGGATCATCTTTCTCGATGTAAAACCGATTCCACGTAAACGCGCTTTTGTTACCACTACCGCGAGGCATGTCATTTCGCCGCTCAAGTGGTGGTATTTTGGTTAAAGCGATACAGATTGTCTGATATGCACTGTCAGCAGCGGTAAGGAGAGCGTCTGACGGCTGAATGACGTTATCCATGCACACTTGCACAGCGAGTTTCAAAGCGACGCCATCATTTGCCCATGCAGGGATACCTGAATCATCGTCAGGTAACGGCATGATGCCGTTTTCTGTATCAGCAAACTGATACCCAAGCTCGATACCTTTAGCCTGCCATGCTGCCATCATGTCTTCGAGGTCATTAATGGCATCTTCAATTGCCTGAGGGTCGGCATCTGTCAACGTGGCATTGGAATACAGCCCGGCTTTTCGTAAAGCCTTAAGAACGAGATCACCCTTCGTTTTCGCCATCTTCTTCCGCCTTAGCCACTTTTTGCTTCGTTGCGGTTTCTTCAGGAGTTTTTACCCAACCTTTTTTCAGGTGAGATTTAACTTCTTCGTCATCAACAATGATGTAATCGACAGCAAACTGACCACAGGTGATCATGTTGCCAGGCTTATAGAGCATTGTTCGTGCCATTGTCTTCTCCCAATAAAAATGGGGCCGAAGCCCCACCAAAATTACTGCCCGGCAATAACGATGCCCGTATATTCAGGAACAAGTACAGAGCAACCGTACAGAGTGGTGAAACGAGCAGTGGTTACGCCTTTGATGTGGTCGAAGGCGTAAGACATGATCAGCGTAGCGCCCTGCTCGGTGGTTGCTGTCATTACCTGTGGACCCTGACCAGTCGGGAACGCCAGTTTGCCGTACATCAGCTCAACAGAACCATCAGCCCAGAACAGGTTAGCCGGTGCGGCATTTTTGTTGAGAATGGTAATTGCTGCACCATTTGCCGCGTTAGCATCAACGTTTGCATATGGTCGGCTGGCGACATCCGCGTTGTCAGGCGGCAGAATTTTCGGGGAGATAGTTACTGTCGTTCCGCTTACTGCCAGAACGCGGAATACCTGCGGCTGCCCGGTGGTATCTTTGGTGATCTGGTGTACGGAATTCACGCCAGCAATGGTGAACGCATCGCCAACCTGCAAACCAGATGCAGATACCGTAATGGTTCCCTGTCGGTTATCCACTGGCATATCGTTGGCATCTTTCGCTTCAACCTTGTGCGCAGGTTCAGCCGCCAGCGTCAGGGAAGTTGCTGCACCCTTCGGAACACGACCAGAAATATCGGTCTTGTAGCTATCGAAGGACGCAACCGGAGGGATCTGCGCTTTTTCGTATGCTGTCAGGGTTGCGCCCTGAGCATAGGCACGGTGACCAAGCTCGCCAGCAAGGTCTTTGTAGTTGAAGGGGTTCCAGAAAGAGCGGCGGTTGATACCCTGTGGTACACCAATCGCCGTCATGGTGGCATCAATACCTGCCGCACAGTTCCACAAATCACGGCCCTGTGAACCAGTGGTTGAGTCAGCCATTGTGATCACGTTAGTAGCACGCTGCGTGACCATGGAAATCAGGTCAGAGTCAATCTGTGCAGCAAGGCGCATACCTGCGGCGCGACCAGCTTCAGTTTTATGTTCCGGGTCACGCATTTCACGCGCATCCAGAGTGTACAGAATGTTTTTCGGCTCCTTGAACACTGAAGGAACAAGGCGCTGAACCAGTGCTGTTGGCGTTTTGCTGCTGAGATCGAGGCCTTCCTCAATGTTCATGTGGTAATGCTGCGGACGATACAGAACATCACCTGCTCGCTGCATTGCTGTATCACCGGGACGGAATTTTTTAGCGTTACGGGAAACTACGCAGGCGGCCTCAAAGCCTTCAACGTAGTTTTCGAACATGATTTCAAGGTCTTTTGCTAATTGGTTAGCCATGCTTAATGCTCCGATAGGTTATTTTTTTGCCTTTTTAGCGGCGAAATACGGCGTCCAGTCACCAGTTTCCAGCGCCTTGGCTTTCAATTTGTCGAGGTTGTTGATTACTGCGCCGTTGCTCCCCTTAACTGTCGGGGTTGTGGCTGCCGTGGTTTTTGCTTTTGGCATGATTCTGGCCTTCGATTCGATACGTTCCAGCAGACGACCAATTGCTACGGGGTTGGTAGCTTCTGCCAGTTGCTTGCGCAGTTCAGCGTTGCGACCGAGTGCCAGAACAACGATTTCCGGCTTCTCTGACTCAAACAGGATCGCGTTTTGTGTCTCGATGGGGATTTCCTCGAGTACGGCCTGTTCTGCTTCCTGATAGCCAGGAACCTTGAGAGCCTTAACACGTTGCTGATATTTGGATAATCGCTCTTGATAAGCAGCCTGAAGCTCCTGCTCCTTCTGCTTGCGAGCCATCTCCTGTTGCTGGTACTTTCCGTTATCGTCTGCCCACTTAGCCATGCGTTGCTGATAGATTTCTTCATCGAAACCGATGTCCTCATCATCCAGTTTTGGCATTCGCGGTGGTTGAGTGATTACCGGCTGCTGCTCGACGGGTTTCTGAGACTGACGCATCAGCTCTTTCAGCTCGCGGTCTTTCTCTTTAATCGTCTTGCGCAGGTGTTTTACCAGTCCATGCTCTGCGCCATCTTCGCTGGTTGGCGAATCCAGCTTTTCGTCACCAAAGTAGAATTCCTGTTCTGATTCGTCGTCATCAGTTTCAGTAGCTTCCTCTGCAGCATTGCCGGAGGACTCACTGCCATCTTCTGTTTCGACTTCTTCAACCAGTTCGACATCATCAGGAATCTGCTCTGACGCGTCGGTTTCGATTTCAACTTCTGGTGTGTTTTCTGCCATCTGGTCCATTTGTTACCCCTGTTTACTCGATGTTCAGCCCATCGGAAGGCAATAGGGTGCCAGGCCTCATAAAGACAGCCATTGCACGTTATGGGTTAATTACTGCTGTGGTTGTTGCTGAGTTGATTTTTGCAGGATGCTGCTGATGTCCATGCGCTGCGCATGGCCCTGTGCCTGACTTTTCAGGACAAGCTCTGCATCAGCACGGGCATTATCTCCTTGCTGTTGCTGGAACTGTCCGAGCAGTTTCAGAGCCTCGCGGATATCAGATTTCTGCTGACTATCGGCAGATGCGAGTATTTTCACAACATTTGCCGCTGCAACCTGAGCATCAGTCTGTGCCTGGAATGCTTTAACCTGAATGGCTGCCTGTTCGTTCTGCGCTTTCTGCAATTCAGCCTGACCAGCAAGAAGCTGACCTTGCGCTGCAACCATAGCCGGATCTGGCTGACTGGCCTGTTGTTGTTTCGCCTGCTCAACCATCTGCTGTTCTTCTGGTGTTCTCGGCTTGATAACTCCAGACAGAAGCAACTGATTGCGGTTGTATTCTTTCAGGTCGTCCATCCCTTCGCCGCCCATATTGTCGAGAATCATCGACGATACAAGGTCGTGCTTCGGCGTTCCTGGTGGGATAAGTGCCAGCATGGAAAGTAACGACTTAACCGTTGCATCACGGCGAGTAGCGAACGACTGACCGACATCGACAGTCACTTCATAGTTACCCTGCGAAAGGTCGTTAAGCGCGATAACCTGCCCTGTCTGACGGTCAACCACTTCACCAGTCATCAGCGCCACGTCATCGCTGCCGTCCTCATTAACGATACGCATCGGCGTATCACTGCCATAGACCTCACGCGCCATAGAAAGCCACACAACGCCAGCGCGGCGCATGGATTTAGCCATGTTGTCCATGTAGATATAGGACTGCGTGTCCATCCGGTTAAAGATGCTATCAACGGTATCGGTAGCGACGTTGCTCGGCATATTCTCAAGCTGCGACGCACCTGTAATTTGCTGAATAGCCGTTCCGGTGTACTGCAATAGCCCGGCAAGAGCAGGAGGCATTTGTGTCGGAGGTGTATAACTGCTGACCTGAGCCTGCGCAGTAATATCTCCGTTTTTGTTTTTCAGACTGACCATCGGCAGGAACGCCGGGCGCTTTTTGTTGCGCTCCGCCCAATGAGTGGCAAGAGGACCAGGAATCATGTCAACATCAACTACAGGAATGCCATCGCCGCCAGCCTGAGTGGCGTTATCTGCAATCATGGAAACCATCAGGTTCTCAAGACGCTGTGCATCCATCGCTTTTGCTGCGTGGCCTTCGATTCGCTCCTGATTATCAACAAATGAGCGACGCCCATATACCGGGATGAGAGGAATATGTTCGCCCGGAATACGCTTAGGTTCTTCCAGCCATTCAGCGCCAGACAGAAGACCGCAATAAACGCGGCGCTTCTTCACCGTTCGCTCGCCAATCAGTTCGAATGCACCATCGGTCAGCTCGTCGACAATATCTTTGATTTGCTCTTCATCATAGATTGCCGTTTCTCCGCTAACAGGGTTGCGCCACGCCGTGAGCTTCACCTTCTCTATGCGAACTTCGTAGTAGCGTCCAACATAGATGGCATCGGGCGTTGACCAGTCATATTGAGTGCCAGTGTCATCACGAGAAAGGCTTGCCGCGATGGAATCAGGGTATTCAGCCTCGAACGCTTTAGGCGTCATGGAGAACATTTCCATAGCCCACATAGCATCAGAGCGGTCATATTGCTTGCTGTCCTGATCGAAGAAGACGCATGTCGCTGGGTCGTAAACAGGAAGAAGGCTGATGCGGCGCTGCTCGTTACTCGGATCCATTTCATCTTCGTAATCGGCACACATGCGGAAACAACCGAATCCGCCCGTTACAGCATCATCAAATGCGTTATCACACGCTTCGCCACCGGATGTTTCCTGATAGTCAGCGCGGAATTTGCCGTTCATCTTTTCGGCTAACGCTTCCGATGCCTTATCGTCCTTCGGCCTGAATTTAACGCTGATGCGATTCTGTCGATACTCACCAATGATGCGATCACATTCACGGGAAATCTTATTCAGTTCAAAACGCGGGTAATGCTCAAACCTGCCCTCATCAAACGAGTAACCAGCGTTTGTGCTACCTTCCCACTGTGCGCCGGACACCCTGACGAAACGTTGAGCCTCAATAATCTGCTCACGCATATCCTGCGTTGCTGACCAGGCATTATCAAAGTTGCACAGCACCTTGCGATGCCAGTCAGTCATCTTTCTATCATCAGCCATCATCCAACTCCGCAAGGTATGTTGTAGCTTGAGTAATCAATCTCTTTAGGATCTTTGATGTCTCGCATCTGTATTGCAAAACGCCTCATCATGTAGCCATAGCGAACAGCAGAAAGGATGTCGTCATTTAGCTTGACGATCTTCCCGTTCTCATCGCGGTGATAGAGGCGAAACTCTTCAAAGAATGGCTCGCAGGTGTTAAATACCTTGAAACGACCGTCGAGCATCATGTCGCGTATCTCTGCTATCCCGGGTTCGACCGCATTACCTCCATCAGGCCATGTTGCATGATCTGGCAACATGTCGAACCCAGCGTCGGCGTATTGTTCCTTGAGCTGAGCGCCTCCTCCCTTTTCGTGCTGATGCCCGTCATGAGGCCAAGCCGTAGGGGTGTTTTTGCTCCATGCTTTAACAGCACTCCATGCCTCTGTCGCCTTCTTCTGTTTGGCCTTCCAGACGCGAGAAAGATAAATCACGTCCTCGTCTTTATCCCACCAAAGCTGGATATGTGCCTGTGGGTGATCCCATCCGAAGTCCATTGCATTGATGACGTAGAAGTGATCAGGACACTCGAACGGCTGACACTTAATCGTCTCTTCCGGTATCTGGAAGATTCGCCCGCTACCCATCGTAGGAATACCGCGAGCACGCGCCTCTCTCTCATGCTCGGGATAGGATGCGATGATTTGCTCTTTCTGCTCTTCGGTATAGTGCTCAGCGTCATAGATGGTCATGTTGACCACTTTCTGCGACTTGCTGGGATTCTTCAGGAACTTGGTAACAACGTCAGACATCCCCATCAGTGGGGTAAACGTCAGAATTGAGAATTGACCGTATTTGTTGGTACGGGTAAGACCTTCGCCATAAATGCTGTATGGTGGCTCTTCGTCAAACCACACGCCGTGGATTGTGTCACCCTGCCAGCGAGCACGGCCTTGCGAGTATGGTTTGAAGTAGCAGATTGAAATTCCATCTTCAACGCCATCAGCCGTGTGATGCTTAACCAGAAGGTGATCAACAAGGTTCGGAAAGAAAGGAGACTTCTTCCAGCTAATGATGTCTTCTTTCGGTATGGAACCGTAGCCAGGTTCATCATTCTCTTCGATACGACCGCACAGGATGCGTTGAGTCGTTTTGGTTACCGTCTCGTTTGTCTCGCCACCAATCCAGAAGACAACAGGCTCATAGAAACGCTTACCTTTCCACTCACCGCCATATTTACCATCAGCAGGATAGCCTTTTGTGCCCGGATAACGCCCGGTAAGGTGAAACGCGACTTCAGCAGCACCAGTAAATGACTTACCAAGCTGGTTACCAGCCATAAAACAGCGCTCTGGATAGTCATGCCCGGCGTCGATGAACTCACGCTGTTTGCTGTATGGCGTAAATTCATATAGCAGGTGTGTGTTCCGGTAGTTCTCTTCTTCTTCGAGTAGCTCGAGCAACTCGATTTGCTCTTCGTCGCTCAGGTTATCAAGAATCGCGTCCAGTTCCACGGTTGAATAGCTCCTTGATACGAGAGCGCCGCTTATCGCGATCTCCCTTATCAGGTGTCACGTCTTCAACTTGCGACTGCTCTTTGAGGCCCAAATCACGGGCGATGATGTTAGCGTTGAGAAGGTCAGCGGCTGCGCCAGAGAATTTCTGGTCGTAGATGATGTCTTCCGCTCGTGATGTGACGTCAGAAAAACCTTCCATTGACCGGAAGGTTCCCCATGTTTGCCTGGTGATATCAAGGAAGGTACACAATCCTGAAATAGTCATGGCTCGCATCTTAGGGACATTAGCCTTAATTATTTCTCCCTGATATGAAAATACCTTACCCTCCCATAGCGGGTTATCATCAGCCCACTCGAAGTATTCACAACAAGCAGCCCACAGCGCCTCAGGCGATTCGAATTTAGGATTTCGCCCATGACTACTGCGGGCCTCCCAAAATCGGTTGCCCTTTGGTGCTGCCATATTCATCTCACTTAGTTGTTATTTCAGGTTGAGCATCATGCTCCGGTAGTGAACAGGTCTAACGCTTCCTTCGATTTACGCACCGCTTCGATAGTGCGGGTCGTGATATCTGAATTAGCGCCGCCTGACTGGAAGTGAATTTTGAATAGCTCAAGCTTCAGCTCGTCAGTGCCAATGAATTGAAATGCTTCTTCTGCGGCTGCGTTCTGGTTCATGACCAGTTTGTAAATCTCTAACTGGAATTTCTGTTCTTCAGTCATGGGAATAATCTCTGCCATTGTTGGCTCCATTTATCCGTTAAAAGGGATATCAGTTAAGTTATCCCGTGTAGGGTATAAGCCATTATCAAAGCCACTCTGTAGGGAGTGGCTTTTGTAATAACTACTGTTCGCTTAGCTTCTGCTTCAGCAAGTAACCTTCGAGCATCCAGATTTTGTTTACAGCATTTTGCCGGGCAATCTTCCGACCAATTTCTGCATCAAAGTTTTCCGGGCTTGCACAGGCACTCTCTCCGGTGACGGTGAAGCCATTCTTCAGCACCAGTACGCAGAAAGTCAGGAGGTCTGTAGATTTATGCGCTGTCCATGAATCGCCAACGCCCATATTGGCAGCACGAATGCCGTCATAAGCAGTAAAGAAATGCTCTTCAAGAATGATGCTTTCGATATATTGAGGCGTAACGCGCGATGCCGTTTTGCCTTTCTCAACGATTTCTTTTTCGATTTGCTGGTCGTTCATAATTATGACCCTGTAGAGTGGTTGCTTGATTAGGATGTCTTTCCATCATTCCGCCACCACAAAGAATCTTTTTTGCCATAAGGCAGGAGGTTCATCTTTCAGTGGCTGCCAGTGTTATTTCCCCACTTTCTGGCTTGGGTTGTTTCGCTGTACTGCCGTTAATTGATGAGTCCGGGGATTACGGTTTGCCCGTGCTGTTCAAGGCGTTCAATTCTAGCCAGCAGCTGTGGCTTCTTAATTTTGCCCCAGCGATTTAGCAGGCGACCTGACATGCTGGCAACATCCTTCTCTTTCATGTACTCCAGCATTACGGCATTCCTCTCTTCTTCAAATTGACGATGACCAACCTGAAGCATGGCGTACATCCAGTTAAATGCGTTGATGTAAGCAATTTTGATACGCATTGCTTCTTTTTTGGTGTAGGACATAACCAAAAGCATCAACCCATCCTTGCGGAGACGGTAGAATTTTTGCGGCTTACCATTCTGTAACTCATTGTTTTTATAGCAAAGCTCAAAGTTGAGCTTTGTATCAAACTCAGGAGGGCAAGCTTCCATGGTTCGTTCAATGTCACGAACCACGTTCTTCGGCAGCTTTCCAAATGCTTTTGCCACCATAAAAGAATCTGTAACCGGATCGTTGTTTGCCACAAAAATCAGATCTCGGAAATCGATGCCGTTAACGATAGTTGGATAATTCATCAGTGCTCACCTTTTAGTGATGAACCTTGTCACACAGGATTCCGGCCCACAGAAAGGCACCGATCACCAAACCGGCATCCTCAAGGGTCATCCTGAAAGGTTCTGTGTTCATAAGTCGCGCGTGTGAAGCGCGTTTACTGCGGACATAAAAAAGCCCCGCATCGCGAGGCTCATTAAATTGACTTTGTGATTTGCAAAAAAATTATTTCAGGCACTGAGTCCTGATGTATTCCTGCAGGTAGTTAACCTGCGCGGTTATCCTATCGATTCCACTTCTGAGACGGTAATAATTGAGTTCAGCATCTGCTGTAAGTCTTGGGCTTTCTCCATCGCCCATGCTGCTGGCTCCGGTCGTTGACTTTGCACAGGTGGCGGCGACTTGCAGGCGCTTACGCCCAGCAGAAACATCAGCACGAAGACTTTCGATAGTCGCGTTAGCATCAGCAAGCTCCTTTGTGTATCTGGCGTCGAGTTCTGCTACATCACGTTGACGCTTCTGCATATCAGCGATGATGGATGCGGCCTTATCGCGCTGCTCTTTGTAGGCGATGGCGTTATCACGGTAATGATTAACAGCCCATGACAGGCAGACGATGATGCAGATAATCAGAGCGGAGATAATCGCGGTTACTCTGCTCATACCTCAATCTCTCTGACCGTTCCGCCTGCTTCTTTGAATTTTGCAATCAGGCTGTCAGCCTTATGCTCGAACTGACCATAACCAGCGCCCGGAAGTGAAGCCCAGATATTGCTGCAACGGTCAATTGCCTGACGAATATCACCGCGATCAATCATCGGTAAAGCGCCACGCTCTTTAATCTGCTGCAATGCCACAGCGTCCTGACTTTTCGGAGAGAAGTCTTTCAGGCCAAGTTGCTTACGATAGGCATCCCACCAACGGGAAAGAAGCTGGTAACGTCCGGCTGCTGTTGATTTGAGTTTTGGGTTTAGCGTGACAAGTTTGCGAGGGTGATCGGAGTAATCAGTGAATAGCTCTCCGCCTACAATGACGTCATAACCATGATTTCTGGTTTTCTGTCGTCCGTTATCAGTCCCCTCTGACCACGCCAGCATATCGAGGAACGCCTTACGTTGATTATTGATTTCCACCATCTTCTACTCCGGCTTTTTTAGCAGCGAAGCGTTTGATAAGCGAACCAATCGAGTCAGTACCGATGTAGCCGATGAACACGCTCGTTATATAAGCGAGATTGCTACTTAGTCCGGCGAAGTCGAGAAGGTCACGAATGAACCAGGCGATAATGGCGCACATCGTTGCGTCGATTAGTGTTTTTGTAAACGCACCGCCATTATATCTGCCGCGAAGGTACGCCATTGCAAACGCAAGGATTGCCCCGATGCCTTGTTCCTTTGCCGCGAGAATGGCGGCTAACAGGTCATGTTTTTCAGGCATCTTCATGTCTTACCCCAATAAGGGGATTTGCTCTATTTAATTAGGAATAAGGTCGATTACTGATAGAACAAATCCAGGCTACTGTGTTTAGTAATCAGATTTGTTCGTGACCGATATGCACGGGCAAAACGGCAGGAGGTTGTTAGCGCAACCTCATGCCACCCGCTTTCACGAAGCCAGCCATTGCGCTGGTTTTCTTTTATGCAAAGCACACCGCACCGTAGCCACAGCGGATAAGGTGATTATTTTGGTCTGTCTGGTATTTGGTTTGATGTGCTTTCAGAAAGGTCGTGCTTAAAACGCAAAAAGCCCCGAGCTATTAACTCAGGGCTTTATTTAACGAGTGCATTTATCCATCGTTGAGTCAAATTTACCCAATTTTATTCAATAAGTCAATATCATGCCGTTAATATGTTGCCATCCGTGGCAATCATGCAGCTAACGTGTGACCGCATTCAATATGTTGTCTGCGATTGACTCTTCTTTGTGGCATTGCACCACCAGAGCGTCATACAGCGGCTTAACAGTGCGTGACCAGGTGGGTTGGGTAAGGTTTGGGATTAGCATCGTTACAGCGCGATATGCGGCGCTTGCTGGCATTCTTGAATAGCCGACACCTTTGCATCTTCCGCATTCTTTCTCAACAACTCTCCCCCACAGCTCTGTTTTTGATATATCAACCGCACGGCCTGTACCGTGGCAATCTCTGCATCTTGCGCCCGGCGTCGCGGCACTACGGCAATAATCCGCATAAGCGAATGTTGCGAGCACTTGCAGTACCTTTGCCTTAGTATTTCCTTCAAGCTTTGCCACACCACGGTATTTCCCCGATACCTTGTGTGCAAATTGCATCAGATAGTTGATAGCCTTTTGTTTGTCGTTCTGGCTGAGTTCGTGCTTACCGCAGAATGCAGCCATTCCGAATCCGGCTTGTGATTGCGCCATCCCCATAGCAGCCATCACATCAGTACCGGAAAGAGAGTCAGAAGCCGTGGCCCGTGGTGAGTCGCTCATCATCGGGCTTTTTGGCGAATGAAATTTAGCTACGCTTTCGAGTCTCATGGCCTTCCCCTTTTTCCCTGTTTGACCATCAGGACGCCGTTAACTATTACGTGACGCTCGCCTTTACTGTCTCGGTTGTACTTGAGCACTGTTCCTCTTGCGCAGGAAAGCATCCTTGCCACTTCGGTCTGATTGCCTCGTGTCTGGATAAGAAGCTCTGGTATCGTTTGAATTGTGGCGTTCATGCGTTCTCCAGTTCGGTGATTTTTATTCCAAGCCTTCCGCCTGGTACTTTCACACCACGAATTACGCGAATGTCATCGAATTGCTCGTCGTCTTCCGCAAATCCGGCGTGGATAAGGGAGTCGAGTAAACCTTTCAGGATGTTGTCGAGGTCGCGGCGGCGGGAGTCTGGAACGTCTGCGATGACTTTGATACGGAGTCGTGATTTGGTGAAAATGTCTAACTTGAGTTGGCGAATGATTTGCTGAACGTCTTTTCGGTATTTCTGGCCTTTATCGCTGATGTAGTATTGGCTTCCTCGTCTTCGCCAGTAAGTATTCAGCGACGGTGGGTATGGAAGCACAAACTGATATTCGTTCATGACTTAATCTTCCCCTCCTTCAGCAGTATCGCCTGCGTCCTGATCACGCCTTCGAGGTGGTAAAGTCTGGCGTCTTTGTTGTCGAGAATCATTGTGCGTCGGTCGATCTCCGCGTGGCAGTCACTACAAGCCCATGCGCCGATCAGGTCGTCAGGCTTCATTCCCGTTCCGCAAATTCCAGCCATCCGGTAATGTGCCAGAACTGTAGTTTCAGGATTGCCATTGCATACGCCGTAAATACGTACCTGGCATTCTCTGCCGCGCGCTTCTTTGCGTAGGTTAGCCATTAAGCAGCCTCCCCTGTTACTTTCAGCATTCCGTTATCGAGCAGCTTTCTGGTCAGCCACTGTTGACCACGCCCGGTGATTTTTGTGGTGAACGATATCTGTATTCCGTGATTTGTGTTGACCGCTGTTTCTTTCACTGTGAAATAGCCGCGATCCATATATTCCTGCATTGGCACATTGCGCCGGGAACCTGAAGCAATAAGGATTTTGTGATCGCGCATCCATGCAAACAGTTTGTTTGGGCCAATACCGACAACCTTTGCAAAGTTTCCAATCAAAATTCCGCTGGCCTCGCCAACGCGATCGGCAAACTCAACTTTAGGTGCGGCAATTGCGAGCTGGTTTTCCAGTTGCATTTTCTGCTCAGCAAGATCAGCAGCAAGGCGCAACGCTTCTGGTAGCGTTTTGGGGATATTAACCGCAGTTTCTTCAAGCTCTCGCCAACGGTCAACAAGACGAGCGGTGAATTCCGGCGACAATTGGGCGACGACAATAATGCTGTCTCGCTTTCCTTGTTCGCCCTCGAAGACGTAGAAATCACGCTTCCCGGTAATAACACCTAAATCATTGATTATGTTAGTGTGCTGCAATGCAGGAGGCTTGATAACGCCACGTTTCACCAATCTATCTATGGATACTTTTACATTGCTATGGCGGCTTTCTACCAACTCAGCGATTTCAATGCTTGTCATTTTGATGGCATTGCCATTTATTAACTCATTCATCGTCTTCTTCCTCGTACATTGAGCTATTCGGATCGCTCATCAGTTCTGCGCAGCAATCGGAGCACACGTGAACTTCCAGCACATGCAGCTTCTGACCGCAGTTAGCGCACGTTAAAGCCCGCTCGACGCTTTCTTGTTCGTAACTTCGATTTGGGTCAATCACCTTGTTTTCCTCGCACGTTCTCTAAGCCACCGGATATCCCACAGGTGAGCCGTGTAATTGAAGGTTTTTACGTCAGATTCTTTTGGGATTGGCTTGCGTTTATTTCTGGAGCGTTTCGTTGGAAGGTATTTGCAGTTTTCGCAGATTATGTCGGTGATGCTTCGTCGCTGTCGCCTCATGCCGCCCTCCTGACGCCCTGCCCGATCGCCATCAATGCCGCTTTGGATACAGTAGTAAACATCCGTCGAGGACTGATGAACGGTCGCCAAATCAGCAGCATGGAGCCTTTGCTGTTTCCCTTCTTCTCCAGCCCCGTCGATGGTTCGATAAAATTAATCCGTCCATCAGTGATGATGCGAACTTCGTCAATACTCTCCAGAGCCTTGCTGAACCATCCGACAGACATATCCTCTGGCACAAGCATCACTACCGTCTGTCGCTGTTGTATGCACTGCTCAGCAGCTTTTTCCACCCACGGCCTGATATTGCTGTACGGTGGGTTATTCCAGATTGCACCGTGGCTTACCCACTCAGAATTGAGCGCGTCGTCGGCCTCAGTTAGCCAGTGAGCACACAGAGCATTTTTGTCGCTCGCTGCCGAATCCAGCCAGAATCCAAACTCAATATCCAGTGCATCAAAAAGCCAAAGCGGCGTTTGCCAGCAGTCCTTGTCGTGTGCTGGCGTATTTGATTTGATAGTCATGCAGCCCGATCTCCCCATCTCGCTTTCCACTCCAGAGCCAGTCTCGCTTCGTCTGACCACTTAACGCCACGCTCTGTACCGAATGCCTGTATAAGCTCTAATAGCTCCGCAAATTCGTTTACACGCATCCTGCTGGTTGACTGGCCTATTACCACAAAGCCATTCCCGGCAAGGTTAGGAACAACATCCTGCTGCTTTAATGCTGCGGTAAACACACACTTCCAGCTTTCTGCATCCAGCCAGCGACCATGCCATTCAACCTGACGAGAAACGTCACCTAAGCAGGCCCATAGCTTCCTGTTTTGGTCTAAGCTGCGGTTGCGTTCCTGAATGGTTACTACGATTGGTTTGGTTGGGTCTGGAAGGATTTGCTGTACTGCGTGAATAGCGTTTTGCTGATGTGCTGGAGATCGAATTTCAAAGGTTAGTTTTTTCATGACTTCCCTCTCTAACAGATTTCATGTTATTCCACTCCGTTACCGCACTGCGATAATTCGCGGCCGCCACAGCAGCGTGGTTAGCGCAGTAGATTTGGCACCCGTTCTCCATGTCGAATATTGTCGGTGATTTTCCGCATTTACATTTTTTGGCACGCGGTGCGTCTGAACACATTCCGTTAACGGTGTCCATCAGGATCCCCCTCGTTCTTAATCCAATAAAAAAGGGTTTGCTTCACTGAACACTCCTTTATTTTTTATGCCTGTAACCCCATTCTTCCAGCAACCTTGCGGCGTACCACCCAAGAAACAAAGGAAAGAACATTACAATGAGATATGCCACGCCACGGTCAATGTTCGAAATTGACCAGATTACGATGTAACCAGTGCAGAACAGGAATATTACAAACCCCAAAAAGCTACTTCGTCGACTCATGCTCACTCCTTCACTTTGATTCCAGCGGCGCGGATAGCCTCTACATCGCTTTCGTATTGCGATTCTGCACCTGAGTCATAGCCAATGTGATAATCACCGGGAAGTGGGCCTTTCTTTGGCTTTTGCAGCTCAATCTCGATAGCTGCTCGCGATGCCTGCCACGCTTGCCAATACATCTCAACCATATTGGCGTATATTTTATTTTTAGGATCACATCCGGTGTAATTTTCAAACCATTCTTCAAACTGCTTTCTTGATTCGTCCATCGATACTTACCCTCAGTTCAACTCACAAAACGCCACGCCATTTTTGCTACGACAACAGGCATAACACCGATAATCACCCAGACAAATGCAGCGCCAAACAACGTATACCATGGGTCTTTGCCGTCATTCACAAGACGAATGTAGCTATGCAGAACAATAAAAAACGTCAGAAGAATCCATCCAACGCCAACGCATTTGAATGCGACGAGCATAAACTCAGCCACGATTTACTCTCCCCCAAATAAAAAGGCCTGCGATTACCAGCAGGCCTGTTATTAGCTCAGTGATGTAGATGGTCATCAGAATCCTCCTTTCTTCTTGGACTGCGGTTCCTCGCGTTCACGGCGGCGCATTTCAGCGGACTGTTGGTCTGTGTCATAAATAGCGCCATTTGCCTGAATGCAATACACCGTGCCGGTATTGCCATGACGATTGAGACGAAGGATTAGTTCGGTTTCACCAGGTGGAACACTGTCATCAAAAGCACCTTCACGATGGATCCCCACCCAATAATCGCAATCCTGTTCAATCTGCCCTGTATCTCGTGAGTCACTTGGTAATGGGCGTTTATTGGTTCGACTTTCCAGTGCGCGGTTAAGCTGTGTCAGAAGCACAACAACGCAATCAAGCTCTTTGGCAAGGTTCTTCAGTCCTTTGGTGATCATGCCGTAAGCAAGGTCGTTGCGATCGGCCTTCTCAGCAGTCATTAGTGTCAGGTAATCGACCAGAATCATGCCAACACATCCTTTTTCTCGCTTGATTCGACGACTTTCGCTGACGATTTGAGCCAGAGATAATCCCGGCGTGTCGTCGATGTAAAGCAGGTCGATTTCACTCAAGCGATTGGCTGTTTCGATCGCCCTGTTGAAGTCACCATCGTAATCACCCTGATAGCCGTCATCAGCGTCATTTGTCGCCGGAAGGTAAAAAATATTCGGGTTAACACCTGACTTCTGTCCTACCAGTTTTTCCAGTATCTGGTCACCGGGCATTTCAAGGCTGAACATCAGAGCGGGCTTTTTCTCATGCACTGCGCAGTTGATTGCCATCTGGCTGTATAGCGTCGTTTTCCCCATCTTAGGGCGAGCGCCAATGACAAACAGAGAGCCTTTCACCAGACCTTTCGGTGACAGCATCCTGTCCAGCGATGGGATCCCTGTGCTCATTCCTCGTTGTTCGCCTGACGGGTCAAATCGCTTCTCAAGGTCGCTAACCCAGTCTTCCATGACCTCACCAAATGAGCGAAGGCCGCGACGCGATCCGGTTTTTGCATGGTCTGTCAGTTGCGTGAAAATCGCCTGAATAGCTTCGTACTTCTGCGTCGCAGTCATTCCGTTGCGGGAATAGAGCAATTCCGTCGCTTCAGTCATGCGGTTGATGGCGTAGCGTTCCATTGCGGTTTCGCGAACCTGCATTGCATAGGCAACGATGTTTGCGGCGCTTGGCGTGTTCTTTGCGATCTCAGCGATATAAGCAAAACCGCCAACAGACGCCGTTAACGATTTACGCTCCAGTTCATCGAAAAGCGTCAGGCCATCTACTGGCTTTTGCTCCCGGTGCATTCTGGTTATTTCTTCGAAAATGATTTTGTGTGGTCGGCTGTAAAATGAATCAGGCTTCAGCATCGCCAGAACTTTCTGGACGCGCTCACTGCTGTCATCATCCAGAAGCAATCCACCAATAACCGCCTGCTCTGCCTCGATGCTATGGGGAGGCGCATAAAAATTATCGGTCATCGTGTTCACCCTCACGAACTTTCAGGTAGGTATTGTCGTTAAGCAGGAAATCAAATCCCTTTTTGTGCCAGACGGTTCCGCGTTGATGGTTTGGGCGTTCTTCGAACATCCATCGGCAATTTTCGCCTACGTAGCTCAAATAATTTCTCCAGTCCTGCATCGTGAACCCATGCCCGTCAAGCTGGCGGGTTATCACTCCGGCTTTGCGCCAGAACGTTCGGATCTGGTTTTTACGCTTGTCATTCAGTGCGCGGATTCTTGGCGCTTCAGGAAGGATTTCGTGGTAAGCATCGACAACATCCTGACAGCTGACGGAAGGTTTTTTCTTGTCAGACTTTTTGTCTGCTGTGGCACTCTCTAATACGTCAGTATTAGAGATATTATTTATATTATTGTTTATGGACAACCGTTGGACAACCGTTGGACAATCTCCGCTGAGAGCCGCGCCATTACTGGTGTTTGCGTTGGACAACCGTTGGACAACCGTTGGACAATTTTTTGCCTGAAAATCGTCATATTTAACGATTGTAAACAGGCTAAATTTCTTCCCCATCGAGCAAATATTAAGCATCCCTTTCGACTCAAAAGTCCGTAATAAGCTCCGAACTTTGTTGTCGGGGATGAATGTTTCTCTGACCAGCGACGGGCGTCCAGTTATCATCTGACCGCGATCAACAGTTATCGGCCCGATATCCGTATTGACGACAGTAGATTCGTGATTAGCCTTGAGGATTAAGTGAAGCCAAAGATGTACTGCCTGAGAGTCCTTATAGAGCCTGCTGTCCATAAACTGGCGGTGTATAGAGACATACCCCATACTGGATGCCTCCTGATGTTGTACAGGGTTATGCCTGTAATCAGCTAACTTAACGACGCCCATGTTTCACTCCTGCTTTGGCTAGTCTGTAAACACCAACAAGGCGCTCTGCGAACGCCCTGTTATTTGCTGCGGCTACCACTAATCCCTCAGGTGAATCAGGGTGTCGAATCTCTTCTTTTTCCTGGTATTTCTTACGACGTTTTGTCATAATTACTCCTGTGGATTGATCCAGTCTTTCTACATCAGGCCTCGAAGAATTCGCCGTTCTTCGGGGCTTTTTCTTTTGTCAGCATTCTGGCTACTTTCTTAGCCAGTTCCGCCAACTCCTCGTCTTCAACACCCCATTCAAGAACAGCCAGAAGCATTCCCATTTTTGGGATGAAGCTGTCTTTCCATCGCGAAATTTGCGATTCATTAATCCCTAACGCGTCGGCAACCTTTCGCTGACCACGTACAGCAATTCGATTCAGGATGTTGCTTGTAATTGCATTCGCTTTCTTGCGAGTACTTGTAAGTTGCATATGTAAGTATTTCCTTAACTAATAAGAAGTTATGCGCATCAACTTATGCGCGTTGTATTCCCGCATTTCGGCGGGAATGATGACCATGACTGTTAAAGAGCGGTGTTACTATTTGTTTTTCTTGTTGCTTGGGAAAGGACGAACTTCCTCTCCAATCACACTGCCATCAGGCTTTACCGTAACCATAATGTTACGACCTGCCAGAATGGCCTTGCTGATAGCGCACTGGATTACACCAAAGTCACTGGCTGCTTTAGCCTGTCCATGGATTTTGGCGTAATCGGCAAGTGTCATTCGAATCATATGCACTCTCCGTTATTAACCATGAACAAAGAATACTACAGGTATTCAAAGCAATCAATACTCAGGGTATTTTTAGTTTAAGTACCTTAGCTATTAGAATTAAGCTATGGAAAATAAAAAATCACTGACGACAGAACAGCTCGAAGACGCTAAGCGGCTTAAGGCTTTGTATGAGTCAAAAAAGAAAGAATTGGGAATAACCCAATACTCAATCGCTGATGAACTGGGTATCACCCAAGGAGCGGTAGGGCATTATCTTAATGGCAGAAACGCGCTAAACGTTGAGGTTGCATCTGGTTTTGCACGACTGTTGCAAGTCTCAATTGCTGATTTTAGCCAGTCAATTGCTGCCAAGGTTGCAGAACAGGCAGAAAGCCTTAAGAGCGATGCCAACGTAAGGTATGCAGGGGAATACAGAGCAGGAAAGAGGTATCCGGTGTTAAGCAGTATCCAGGCTGGCTCGTGGTGTGAAGCATGCGAACCATACACCATTAAAGACATAGATGTTTGGCTTGAGTCTGACGCGCATATTCAAGGTAATGCGTTCTGGCTTAAAGTGGAAGGTGATTCAATGACGGCACCGGTTGGGTTAAGCATTCCAGAGGGAACATTCGTTCTTTTCGATACCGGAAGGGAGGCGATCAACGGCAGCTTGGTCATAGCAAAACTTTCTGACTCTAACGAAGCAACATTCAAGAAGCTGATAATCGACGGCGGAAATAAATACCTCAAGGGACTTAATCCTGCATGGCCTCTCGTGCCAATCAATGGAAACTGCAAGATTATAGGCGTTGCAATTGAGACAAAACTAAGGCTGGTTTGATCACGCAAGGGGCGATTATGGTTGGAACCGCTATAGCAAGCTTTTTTGGGATGTTGGCAATCTCGACAATTTACGGCTTAGCGCATGCTTTTATTGCGAAATCTCTATCAGAAAAAATAAGCCAGGCTTGGGCGCATAGATCAGCTCGTTTCATGATTCTGGTGATCATAGCAATACAAGGGATATCTGCATTTATCCTCTATGGATCAAGCTTATACCTATTGTATCAAGGCGCGACATTTACGCCTTACACCAGTGATTACGGAACTCTATACGATGGTAGTGAAGACATCACTGTGGCTTGGATCGTCTTTGGTTTATCTATGGCCGTGTCTGTTGTAGCAGACATCATTAAGGTAATTCTCGTCTTAACCTTCGCTGACTAACCTATAATCCCGGCAGCAATAGCTATCGGGATCCACTTCACATATCCCGCATAAAAAGCACTGAACAAGCAGACACCGAAAAAATAAATATCCTTTGTATTCATTTGCTTATCATTATTTCATCAAAAATAAATACCTTGGGTATTTACACAATAAAATACCTACAGTATTCTTTAGCCATCAGCAGGACGCTGGAAGCCAAACGGAACAGATTGGCATGCTCTTTAACATTGATGGGATTGTCCCGCCGAAATGCGGGAACCAAAGAGTAGTTGGCTTTGGGGTGACGTGAAGTGCAGCTGCACGACGGCAACCGGAAGATAAGCACCCGGCGCGTCACCGCCAAAGTCAATTCCATAGGCGTTATGCAGCCGCCACCATATTCAAGAAAGCTGCACAAGAGGTAGGAGGATTTATGTGAATACTTACATTCAATTGAGAGATTAATTAAATAGAACTGATCGAGCAGAGTCCATGAAGGCTCATAAATGCTCTTCCATCCCCGTCTAATTGGCGGGGAAGGAAACAACTTTGTAATAAAAAAATTCCAAAGTTGTTTCATCGGAGGTCAACATGACAGTAGTCATTACATATCTGGCTGACGATAACGCCAGAAATCGCCGCAGAGCACGCAGACAGGCTCAACGTGAACAGGCAATGCAAGAGCAGCGACTGGCGCGAAAAATTGCGCTAAAGCTCTCTGGTTGCGTCAGAGCAGACAAAGCAGCATCACTCGGAAGCCTTCGCTGCAAGAAGGCAGAAGAAGTCGAGCGTAAACAGAACCGTATTTACTACCGCAAGCCACGCAGTGAAATGGGTGTGACTTGTGTTGGTCGCCAGAAAATAAAATTAGGCAGCAAACCACTTATTTGAGAGGAATTAATATGTCATCAATCCGCTTAACTACGAGAATGAAAGAGAAAATCGCTCGTAACGCTTTAATTAAGTCTGGGGTTTTCACTGAACTTGAAGAAGTAACAAAGTTAAAGAACCAGCTTGCACTTGACGCCAGAGTTATTGCGTTTGGCGGTAAAAAGAAAACTGAGGAAGTGGATCAGTTATCATCCAGGTTAGTAGCTATAAGTGAAGAACTTGAAAAGATGGGATGTTCATTTTACTCATACGATGTTCGTTCTACTTCAATTTATCTGACTGTATCTGGCAGAAGGGTTGGATGGCATTCATATGGGAAAGACGGCAACGGCGAAGATATATTGCTCCCTACTCCAACCAAAGATAAATGCATGTTTGATGCAGAACACGAAATAACAAAAAGGTTTGATGAAATCTGCGCATTGCAACAAAAACTTGAAACCAAGAAAAAGGATATCGAATCAAATGTATGGGCTGCTTTGAACTCAGTCACAACAGTTAAGCGACTTATTGAAGTTTGGCCTGAAAGCAAAGAATTGCTACCAAAAGAAGCAGACAAAGCAAGTACAGCACTTCCTGCTTTACGGGTAGAAGATTTGAATAAGATGATTGGACTTCCTTCCGAGTCCGCATAGTCGGCCTTTATTTTTGGCATAAACAACGGAATAAACACTGCACTGTGTATTCATTCCAACGAGTGAATACACGGAGCAATGTCGCTCGTAACTAAACAGGAGCCGACTTGTTCTGATTATTGGAAATCTTCTTTGCCCTCCAGTGTGAGGGCAGTTTTTTTTGATGGAGGATATATGAGTGAAGTAACAGATTTAGTTGTTATTGAAAAAGCAAATGCAATGACTGTATTTCAGTCTGCCGACCAGATTGAAGAAATTCTCCAAAAGGTTGAACGTGAAGTTATGTCCTTTGTGCCTGATATCACAACGGCAAAGGGCAGAAAGGAGATCGCTTCTCTGGCGTATAAAGTTGCGCAGACGAAAACATATCTCGATGGTCTTGGCAAAGACCTTGTTGCTGAACTTAAGGAAATTCCAAAGCTAATTGATGCCAACCGCAAGACAGTGCGTGATCGCCTTGATGAACTGAAAGCCAAGGCGCGCCAGCCTCTTACTGATTATGAGGAAGAACAGGCGCGGATTAAAGCCGAAGAAGAAGCTAAGGCAGCAGCTGAAGCTCTCGCAAAGCAAATTGAGTCTGACCATGAAATAGCGATTTTGATGGATCGCGAATTTGACCGCCAAAGAGAAGAGGCAAGACTCAAAGCTGAGCAGGAAAAGCGAGAGCATGAAGAACGCTTAAAAAGAGAAGCTGAAGAGAAAGCCAGAGCTGAAGCCGAAGCAAAGGCAAAAGCCGAAATTGAAGCAGCAGCAAGGCGAGAAGCAGAAGCTAAGGCCGCAGCGGAACGTGCAGAGCGTGAACGCATTGAAGCCGAGCAACGAGCACAGCGCGAAGCAAAAGAGGCAGCAGAACGAGCTGAAAGAGAAAAGCAGGCGGCAATTGAAGCAGAACGCCGAAAAGCACAGGAGGAGGCTGAACGAATCCGGCGCGAGGCTGAAGTAAAAGAGCAAGCCAGAATAGCAGAAGAAAAAAGAATCAAGGACGAAGAAGAGCGTAGAGCAAAGGATAAAGCTCACCGGAAAGAAGTAAATAACAAAATACTTGCTGACCTTATCAAGGTTGGCGCATCAGAAGATGTTGCTAAAAATATCATAACAGCCATCGTAAAAGGCGAAGTATTCGCAACAAAAATAACCTACTAATAAAACCAACATAAGGAACCACCCATGATTTACGCAATCGCGGGAGGCGCTCGCATGGGTGCCTTCCAATTAAATGAATCTTTACTTGAACGAATCACCCGTAAATTACGTGACGGATGGAAACGACTCATCGACGTACTTAATCAGCCAGGAGTTCCAAAAAATGGATAAAACACTTATGGCTATTCAGACTAAATTCACTATCGCCACTTTTATTGGCGATGAAAAGATGTTTCGTGAGGCCGTCGAAGCCTACAGAAAATGGAGGTCTAAATGATTCCGGTAGAGCTGGCGAAAACTCCAGAGTTAAGTCGATTAAAAAGAGAATATCACATTGCTGAGGCTCGTTACTGGCGTAAAGCGGGAGATAAATCAAAGAAACAACTTTGTTTATGGCAAGCACAAAGAGAGCGCATGAATGAGCGCGAATTTCTTTCCTCCCCATCCGAATTACCATTCTGAGGTGAATTATGGATTTGAATAAATTCGATGAGCCATTCAGCCCTGAAGATATCGAATGGCGAATACAGCAAAGCGGTAAAACACGCGATGGCAAGGTGTGGGCTATGGTGCTGGCTTATGTCACGAACCGGGCAATCATGAAACGCCTGGACGATGTTTGCGGCAAAGCAGGATGGCGCAATGAATACCGCGATATTCCCAACAACGGCGGCGTTGAATGCGGCATATCAATAAAGATTGATTCCGAATGGGTAACCAAATGGGATGCTGCTGAAAACACACAGGTAGAAGCCGTCAAAGGTGGTCGTTCCGGTGCAATGAAGCGTGCTGCCGTTCAGTGGGGAATCGGTCGGTATCTGTATAACCTTGAGGAAGGTTTTGCACAAACATCTCTCGATAAAAAGCAGGGGTGGCACAGGGCAAAACTCAAGGATGGAACAGGATTTTACTGGCTCCCTCCATCGCTGCCGGGATGGGCAATACCAGCATCAGATAACAAACCATCACCAGAAAATACCAACCAGAAATCTCCATCGATTGACTGCGAACAAATCCTGAAAGACTTCAGCGATTATGCAGCGACAGAAACTGACAAGAAAAAACTCATCGAGCGTTATCAGCATGACTGGCAATTAATGGCTGGCAACGAGGAGGCGCAGGCTAAATGCGTTCAGGTAATGAACATCAGAGTTAACGAACTAAAACAGGCGGCATAAATGGCAAGCAGAGGCGTAAATAAGGTGATTATCCTTGGTCGGGTAGGACAAGACCCGGAAGTTCGATACTCACCATCAGGAACAGCGTTCGCTAACCTGACAATAGCCACGTCAGAACAATGGCGAGATAAAAATACTGGCGAGCAAAAGGAATTGACTGAATGGCATCGTGTTGCTGTATCCGGGAAACTGGCTGAGGTCGTGGGGCAGTATGTGAAAAAAGGTGATCAGATTTATTTCGAGGGAATGCTGAGAACCAGAAAGTGGAAAGACCAGTCAGGACAAGACCGTTACACAACCGAGGTTCATGTCGGAATTAATGGCGTGATGCAAATGCTTGGCGGCATTGGCGACAGCAAACAACAAGCAGCCAGCAGGCAATCACAGAAGCCACAGCAGCAATCATCACCAGCACAACACAACGAACCTCCTATGAACTTCGACGATGAGATCCCATTTTAATCATTGGGAGAAAATATGATCACTTGCAAAAAATGTGGAGAGAATAAACCACCTAATGGTTTTTATCCTAGAAATAAGGTGTGCAAGGAATGCACTAAAAAACGAGTAACTGAATATCAAAAAGGAATAGGAAAGCTAATACATAATAATGCTTGTAAAAAATATAACAAAAGCGAAAAGGGCAAGGTTGCATTAATCAAAGCAAGAGAGAACTATCTGGAATCTCATCGCCAAAGACAGCAAGCAAGATGGTCAGTCAAACGAGCAATTAAATCTGGTAAGTTATGTAGACCAACAACGTGTCAGAAATGCAACAGCAAATGCCACCCAGACGCTCACCACTGCGATTACAGTAAACCTCTTGAAGTGATGTGGCTATGCAAAGCATGTCATGTTGAATGGCACAAGCACAACAAGCCAATATATCCAGACGAGGAACCAGTAACTCTCCCCTTCCCTCGTCACGCTATTCACGCAATTTAATCAGGAGAAAATCATGCCAGCGCCTCTGTATGGTGCGGATGACGCGCGCCGCTGTTCCGGCAATTCCGTATCGGAGGTGCTGGATAAATTCAGGAAAAACTACAACCGGATAATGTCGCTACCGCAGGAAACGAAAGAGGAAAAGGAATTTCGCCATTGTATATGGCTTGCAGAGAAAGAAGAACGCGAGCGAATTTACCAGACATCAATCCGACCATTCCGCAAAGCCACATATACCCACTTCCCTGAAATTGACCCGCGCCAGCGTAATTACCGCTCACGCTATGGCGCTATCAGTAATGACTGAGGAATTTACCATGAGAGGACTTGCATACAATCCCGGCATTCTTCCGGCAGAAATGATTATTCGCCAACGCGTAAAGCCAATGCCATCGAGAGAGGAATTGCTTAAAAGAAATTCTTTTCCATCAGTGAATCAAAACAAATATCTGAATGCGATGTGGCGCAAAGGAGGCAACCAGTGAGCAAGATTGACTATCAGGCACTGCGTGAAAAGGCAGAGAAAGCAACGTGGGGTGACTGGGACTCATATAAACCACACCGTGGCGCACGTGGTTATGAAGTCCGGCTAAGTAGTCAGGCCATTGCGCAACACGTTCTGAAAAACAACGCTGAATTTATTGCTGCCTTTAATCCCAAGATTGCTTTGGCACTACTGGATGAACGGGAAAGAAACCTGCAATACATCAAACGCCGCGACCAGGAGAACGAGGATATTGCGCTAACGGTAGGGAGGCTGCGCGTTGAGCTGGAAGGCAAAGACAGCAAAATAGCCAATCTTACCGCCGAACGCGATGCTCTTCGTGAAGGTGAGATGGGCGACGCTAGGCATAGCAACACACGGGCCGCAGCTGATATCTACTTCCAACTGGTCGAGGAGTGCGAAATTCCTGCTGGCGGTTCTCTGGTCGAGTACGTTGACGATATGCGCGAGAAGCTGGAAGCCGCAGAGAAGCGCATAGCAGAACTGGAGGAGCGGGAAATACTGCTCCCGGAACGTAGCAGCATGCTTCATCGAACAGATTTTCACGAGGATTACCAAACGGTAATGGCATACAAAGTTTCTGAGATCATCGCTGCAATCCGCGCCGCTGGCATTCGCATCAAAGGAGAGTGAGATGTACGGACAAATATCAATCGTTCGACCAGGAGCATGTGACGATCGCGAAATACGAATAATTATTCGTCTGGCAATGGGGAAAACAATAACTGCTCTCATTACCCCAGAAAATCTCGCATTAGCATTAACCGGAAAGTCAGACCAGCCAGTAGAGCTAAAGCTGCGAAATGTTGAGATTAAGGTGAAATAGCTATGACCACTATTACCAAAGAACGTATCGAATTATTCATTAAAAATCCGCTTGAAAACGGGCTTACTCGTGGCGAACAAATGGAACTGGCACGAATTGCACTGGCATCACTGGAACGCGAACTGATTCGCCACGAGCATGCCAAATGGTCTGACTCCACATTTGGCTGCGTTGGCCCCATTGGTCCACTGAAACACCTCTCAAAAGAGGCACTGGAAGCCGCAGCCGAACCTGACGATCTCAGCGAGTGTGCTGATATGCAGTTCCTGTTGTGGGATGCACAGCGCCGTGCTGATTGCCAAGAAGAGTTTGAAGAACGTGGTAAGCACCTGAGGTGATGTATGTGGGTAATGATGAAGCTTAAACGTACTGGGCAGGAGATGTATTTCCAGTGTTACGACAGCAGGGAAACGGCTGAAATGGCGATTAAGGTTATGAATTCCGTCGCCAGTAGCTGGGAATTCTATATCAGTTAAAGAGTGCGGCAGAGGTGATGCATGCAGACAATAATCCAGATCGAGCCAAACGAATGGGTTTCAGAGGACTTGCTGATGGCAGTCACAGGGATGAAACGTGGAACCATTACACGGGCCCGCAAATCATCCTGGCTGCTTGGGCGTGAGTATAAGCACGTTTCCCCTGAAGGTGACCCAAAGCCAACCAGCGAATGCATGTACAACCGCAAAGCGGTAGACGCATGGATTCAGGCGCAAAAGCAACCATTGGGTGATCGGGCGGTATGAAACAGGTAAACTTGCAACGCTCCTGGACGTCGGGAGGGATAAATGAGTAAAGAATCATACCCAACGGGCGTTGAGAACCACGGAAAGTCACTCCGCATATGGTTCATTTTTAAAGGTAAGCGTGTCAGGGAAAACCTCGGTGTCCCTGACACCGCTAAAAACAGGAAGGTGGCCGGGGAGCTGAGAACGTCAGTTTGTTTCGCTATCCGCATGGGGACCTTTGACTATGCGGCCCAATTCCCCAACTCGCCAAATCTGAAAACTTTCGGCATCGGGAAGAAAGATATCACCGTAAAAGATCTGTCTGAAAAATGGCTTGAGCTTAAACGGATGGAGATCTGCGCTAATGCCATAAACAGGTATGAATCGGTGGTGAGAAGCATGCTGCCGAGGGTTGGCGCGAATAAGCTGGTTTCGTCTGTGACAAGAGAAGAGCTTCTCTATATCAGGAAGGATATGCTGGCGGGGGATAAAGGGTTGAGTGTGGTGACGGTAAACTACTACATGACCACGATCGCGGGTATGTTTCAGTTTGCTGTTGATAATGGCTATGTGAGTGAAAACCCGTTCAACGGCATCAAGCCGCTAAAGAGGGCCAGGATAGAACCAGATCCGCTCACACGTGATGAATTCGTTCGCTTTATAGATGCCTGCAAGCATCAGCAAACGAAAAACCTGTGGTCAATTGCGGTATACACAGGATTACGTCACGGTGAGTTGGTATCCCTCGCATGGGAAGACATAGATCTGAAAACTGGAACGATGACCATACGCCGGAATTATACGAAACTCGGTGATTTCACTCTACCAAAAACCGAAGCCGGTACCGACAGGGTCGTTCACCTGATCAAGCCAGCCATTGACGCTTTGAGGAACCAGGCGGAAATGACCAGGTTAGGCAAGCAGTATCAGGTTGAGGTACAACTGCGGGAGTATGGCCGAACGGTCATTCACGACTGTACATTTGTGTTCAATCCTCAGTTGGTTAAAAAAAGTGGCAGCGTAGGTTACCTATACAAAGCCGATTCAGTCGGTGACTCATGGGATGCGGCGCTTAAACGGTCAGGTTTAAGGCACCGCAAGGCGTATCAGTCGAGACACACTTACGCCTGCTGGTCGCTGTCTGCCGGGGCCAATCCGAGTTTCATTGCCAGCCAAATGGGACACTCCAGCGCCCAGATGGTTTTCAATGTTTACGGCGCCTGGATGGCCGACAGCAGCAGCGATCAGATTGCTATGTTGAACCAGAAATTATCGGACTTTGCCCCATCCATGCCCCACGGCATGGCGATAGGAATATGAGAATGATAAAAATCAGTAAGTTAGTGCATCACGCCCGCCACTTTAACTGCGTG